ATTTTACTCGACGTGTCAGTAGGTTGAAACTCAATATGGCACAGAAGAGGGCAACGAAGGTTAGGAAACGTGCGTCACGGATCGCGTGATAGTAGTTGCAAAAATGTCACACATTTCATAAATAATACAAAAAACGCCTGAAAGGGCGTTTTTTCGTTTGACAGATTTAGTTCTATAGTGTATTCTGTAAACATGATGATTAAGGAAAAAGACATGACGCTCGAAGAACTTATTGAAAAGGCGATTGCCGAAAATACTGACCCGTTCACCACGGATGCAGATATCCGTTTCTTTGAGACAGAAGAGTGGAATGCTAAAAAACTTCTTGACAATGTTGAGGGAATCGAGTAGAATATAAACATGATGAAAAAAGACACACTCGCAAAACTCCTCGCAGAAGAGGATATCTTCGTAGTTCACAAGCAGACCCCTACCGCTTACTTTGATGTGAAGCGTCGGGAACTGGGTCTTCCTATCTGGAAAGATGAGGAGATGACTAACAACATCTATGACCTGATGGTGTGCCATGAGATTGCTCACGCACTCTGGACGCCTCTGGAGATGATGGAAGAGGTTATCTCTCGCAATCTCAACAAGGGTGTTGTGAACATTCTTGAGGATGCTCGCATTGAGAAGATGGTCCAGAAGAAGTATCCCGGCTCTGTTGGTATCTTCAATCGTGGATACGCAGAACTCGGTGAGAAGAACTTCTTCGATATCGAGGGTGAGGACATTTCTGAACTCACTCTGATTGACCGCATCAATCTGTTCTTCAAGAAGCAGAAAGGTGTGACGTTCTCTGATGAAGAGAAGGTGTTTGTCAAGAAGACCAACGAACTCGAAACTGTCGAGGACGTTCTGACTCTCGCAGAAGAAATCTACAAGTGGATGGAAGAGCGTTCCACTGAGGAAGAAAACTCTGAGGGTGAAGATGGTTCTGCTGGTGACACTGGTGAGTCCTCTGAGGGAATGTCCTCTTCTTCTGAAGAAGGTGAGGGTGAAGGTAAGTCTGAAGAATCAAAAGGTGAAGGTGAAGAAGATGGTGACGGTAACAGCAATGCTCCTGTTGGTGACAACGGTGATGATGACTCCGAAACTGGTGATGGTGAAACTGAAGTAGGTAACACTGAGGGTGGTGTCGAGTCTACTGGTGTGGGCGGTGTTCCCGTCAAGACTGACACAGACTCGAACAATGCGATTGACAAGTTGCGTGATGAGACTGCTCAGGACCGCATGTATGGTCGAATTGCTCCTGTTCCGGCAGATACCATTGTTTCCTTCAAGACTTGCGTTGAGGAACTTGGTTCTTGGTACGATGATAAGTCTGATGAACTCTACTACCGCTCGACTCTTGAGGAAGTAACTGAACTCAAGGCTGCATCCAAGAAGACGGTTGCATACATGGTAAAAGAATTTGAGATGAAGAAGTCTGCGGACCAGTATGCTCGTGCGGCAACTGCCAAGACAGGCACTCTCGACATGGGTGCTCTTCACACTTACAAGTTCAACGATGACCTGTTCAAGAAGGTGACAACTCTGCCGGGTGCAACAAATCACGGTATGGTGATGGTTCTGGATTGGTCTGGTTCCATGGCTGACAATCTGATTGGTACTCTCTCGCAGTTGTACAATCTGGTTTGGTTCTGCCGCCGGACACAGATTCCCTTCAAGGTCTATGCCTTCTCTGACGTTTATGGTCGCTATAACAATTCTGAAACGACTTTCGAGTATGGGGAGATTGAATATAACCAGTTCAAACTGTTGGAGTTCTTCTCTTCTGACATGACTGGCAATGAAGAGAACCGCATGATGCACTATCTCTGGATGGTTGCCTCTCGTTGGATTTATCGTGATTGGACTGAGAAAGGACATCCGATTGATGGTCCTTACAAGTTCCAGCTGGGTGGTACTCCATTGAACGATTCAATCATGGCAATGACTTCGATTGTTCCCAAGTTTAAGAATGAAACTGGTGTCCAGAAAGTCAACACGATTTTCCTGACAGATGGTGCTTCAAGTCGCCACCACTTCATTCGGGATTATAACATGGGTGAAGACCGTGACGTTGCTCTCCCTCTCTATGGTCGATACAAGACGATTATCACTAATCCCAAGAATGGTAAGACCTACGAACTGACTCGTGAACTCACGAAAGACTTGCTTCGTATTCTTAAGGACTCCGTTGATGGTATGAACCTCGTCGGGTTCTTCATTGCGGGAACTGGTCGCGCTGGACGCATTGACAAACGAACCATCTCGCATGTCACTGGTGTTGGTGTCTATGAGGATGAGATGAAGGCAATGCTAAAGCAAGTGAATAAGGATAAGTACCTTGCAGTCGAGGGTGATGTAACTGGATACGACGAGTACTATCTGTTGCAGGGTGGTCGCAATCTGGAAGTCGAGAACGAGACTCTCGACAATGAACTGGTCGGTGCATCCAAGGCAAAACTCAAGTCTGCCTTTGGTAAGATGACTAAGGGTAAGGTTCAGTCTCGTACCCTGTTGAATCGGTTTGTAAAATTAGTTGCCTGATAGGGGTTGACAAATCTCTCCGATTCATGTAGAATGTATATATGATGAGAAAACAGACAGAAGGAATGACTATGTATCTCTCACCTCGTAAGAAGCTCTTTGTTGATACCGCTGCCGAAATGTTCGGTGAAGGTGCAATCATTACCAAGGCACAGAAGGCGGAGGCTGCCGAGAAGGCAGGTGTTCCGTTCCCAACGTGGTTTGGTAAGGACTACACTGTTGGGTACAATGCGTACAAGTTGCCCACTGAGGGTGGTTCCGTAGTTGCTCCTGCTGCTGTAACTGAGGATGCGTCTGCTGTGGTTAACCTTGTTGCAACTAACATGAACGACCAGAATTTGGTTCCTTCCAAGTTCGAAGGTTTTGTCTCTTGGGGTAACTTCTCCCTGATTGAGAAAGTCGTCAAGTCTGGTATGTTCTATCCCATGTTCATCACTGGTCTGTCCGGCAACGGCAAGACTCTGATGGTCGAACAGGTTTGTGCCAAACTCAAGAAGGAACTCATTCGGGTCAACATCACCATTGAAACTGATGAGGATGATCTGCTTGGTGGTTTCCGTTTGGTAAACGGTGAAACCAAGTTCATGCCTGGTCCTGTGATCGAAGCAATGGAACGGGGTTGTACTCTTCTGCTTGATGAGTGTGATCTGGGTTCGAACAAGTTGCTCTGCCTGCAGCCGGTCCTTGAGGGTAAGGGTGTCTACCTCAAGAAGATTAACAAGTGGGTCACTCCGAAAGACGGGTTCAACGTCATTGCCACTGCCAACACTAAGGGTAAGGGTTCTGACGATGGACGGTTTATCGGAACCAACATTCTCAACGAAGCGTTCCTTGAGCGGTTCGCGGTCACGATGGAACAGCCCTATGCCTCTGCGGCAATCGAGAAGAAGATTGTTCTCGGTTCCATGAAGAAGTATGGTGCTGTTGATGAAGAGTTCGCAACGAACCTAGTCACTTGGGCTGAGGTTATTCGCAAGACCTTCTTCGACGGTGGAGTTGATGAGGTAATCTCAACTCGGCGTCTGGACCACATTGTGAAGGCGTTTGCCATTTTTGGTGACAAGATGCAGTCCATTGAACTGTGTGTCGCTCGTTTTGATGAAGATACGAAGGCATCATTCCTAGACCTTTACACTAAGATTGATGCTGGTGTCCTAACCAGTGAAGATACTGCTACTGAGGATACTGAGGAAGTTGCCTTCTAAAAAAATTATGTGTGGGGGTTGAAATTTTGGTTTCAATCCCCATATATAATAAACGATAACGCCTAATGGGTTATCACATTAATCTTGCTTTTAAAGGAGATACCAATGAATAAAGCACTAGAAATTTTTGATAACATCAACCAACTAACACCCTATTCAGTAGGTTATGATAGGATGTTCGATACTCTAAAGAGGTACGTTGATAATAACCCCTCGTCTACCACGGGATACCCCCCATATAACATTCGAAAGGAAGGTGAATACAACTATGCCATTGAGATGGCACTAGCTGGGTTTGGCCGTGAGGATTTAGAAATCGAGGTTGCCGATGGTGTGCTAACCATCCGTTCTGTGAAGGATACCACTGATGATGACACAAGTAATATTTACCGTGGCATTTCCTTCCGTAAGTTCGTGAGGAAGTTTACTATCGCTGACGATATTGTTGTCAATGGTGCTAAGATGGAAAATGGAATGCTCTCCATTGACCTAGAACGTGTAGTACCAGAGGAAAAGAAACCTCGTCTTATTGAAGTAAAGTAATATTGAACAGGTGAGGGGGTTCGCCCCCTCACCATTTTATTATGGAGAAAATATGAGAAAGAAAATCTCTTACAAGTATGATGAAGACAAAGCGTTGGATGAACTCAAGAAGTATATCGACGCAACGTATGATGAACACTATAGCAAGAACAAGTTTCAGGCTACAGAGTTTATTATTGATGGTGGTCATGGTGAAGGATTCTGTATCGGCAACATCATGAAGTATGCACAACGATATGGAAAAAAGAACGGTAAAGACAGAAGTGACTTGCTAAAAGTAATTCACTATGGTATTATCGCTCTATACATTAACCAATCAGAAAATGATGACTGAAACTATTTTTATCAAAAAATACACAAATGTTATCGACAAATCAGTGTGCAAGGATATCATTGATTTGTATGAACGTTTGTGGGAAGAGGAGACTGAGCGTATAAAACAAATGTCCCTTTGTTACAGAACAGATGGGACTAAGAGTTGTGGTGCCTGTGATTGTCAACGTTTAGATATCATGCAACATGAAGAATTTACTCCATATGTAAAATCTTTCATGCATGATTTGCAATCACTTGTTTCCAAATATGTGGATGAGTTAAATCTTCATCATTCGCAATGGCCCAAAAAACATGGGTATGAACATTTGAGAGTAAAAAGATATTTTGCTGATAACGTGCAACAACATGATCTTCATGTTGATGTTACCAATAAAGACTCTGCAAAAAGATTTTTGTCTGTCATATGTTATCTTAATGAAGATTTTGTTGGGGGAGATACTATATTTCCACAGTTTAACTATAAGTCAAATGCTGAAACTGGTGGTGTGTTACTCTTCCCCTGTTCTTGGTCTTATCTTCATAATGGTGCTAGAATTGAAAGTGGTAATCCAAAATACATTCTTGGTACTTTTTTAAATTATGTGGATGGACAAAATTTAAACAGAATTGGTGATGTTACACTTGGAACGAAAGGTATATAACATTATGAAACTAACTTCGAATACAATCTCAATCCTAAAGAACTTCTCTACAATCAATCAAAATCTAATGGTGAAGACAGGTAACACTCTCTCCACCATGTCTGCAATGAAGAATATCGTTGCACAGGCAGAGGTGACAGATGGGTTCCCACAGGAATTTGCAATCTATGATCTAAACGAATTTCTATCTGCACTCTCTCTATTTGAAGAGCCAGAACTGAACTTCCAAGACCAGTACGTTACCATCACACAAGAAGGTTCTCGTAAGAATCTCAAGTATTGGTTCTCTGACCCAGAGGTTGTTACAAAACCATCCAAAGCAATTGTGATGCCTTCGACTGAGGTGACATTCAATCTATCCAGTGATACTCTGAATGAAATCCAGAAGGCTGCCGCAGTTATCGGTGCGCCCGACATGGCACTTGTCAATGGTAGTCTTATGGTTACTGACAAGAAGAACGATACTGCAAACGCATATGAAACTGGTTTGGATGCAAAAGAGACTGATGCAGACTACAAGTTCTGGTTCAAGGTTGAGAACTTAAAACTCATGTCTGGTTCATATGATGTCGAAGTGTCATCTAAAAATATCAGTCACTTCACAAACTCTGCTGTGGGTGTTGAGTACTGGATTGCTCTAGAGCCGGAGTCAAAGTATAATGCCTGATACATTTCTTTGGGTTGAACAATACCGCCCAAAGACTGTTGATGAATGCATTCTACCTAAGACACTTAAAACACAACTACAGTCTTATGTGAATAAACAGGATATCTCCAATCTGATTCTTGCAGGTGGTCCAGGCGTGGGTAAGACAACTGCTGCCCGTGCAATGCTAGAACAGATTGGTGCTACCTACATGTTCATCAACGGTTCTGAGGAGTCTGGTATTGATGTACTTAGAACCAAGATTAAGAACTTTGCGTCCACAGTCTCTCTTGAGGGTGGACGCAAGTATCTTATTCTGGATGAGGCAGACTATCTAAATCCACAGTCAACTCAACCAGCCCTTCGTGGGTTCATGGAAGAGTTTCATAGTAACTGTGGATTTATTCTCACCTGTAACTACAAGAATAAACTGATTGCACCTCTGCACTCACGGTGCGGTGTGGTGGACTTCACTATTCCCAAGAGTGAGAAGGCGGGTCTTGCTGGTCAGTTCTTCAAACGTGCAATCTCAATTCTGAAAGAGAATGAGATTAAATATAATGAGAAGGTGGTTGCAGAACTCATCAACACTCATTTTCCCGATTGGAGAAGAATCCTAAATGAGTTACAGAGGTATTCTGTCTCTGGTGAAATTGATGCTGGTATTCTCGTCAATCTGAATGAGAAGAACATCAAAGACCTCATGGGGATGATGAAGAACAAGGAATTCACGAATGTTCGTAAATGGGTTGTCGATAATATTGATAATGATCCTGTCACTCTGTTTCGTGCTGTTTATGATAGCATGTATGATTATCTGGAACCTTCTACTATTCCTCATGTGGTTGTCATCCTTGGTGAGTACCAGTATAAGAATGCTTTTGTCGCAGACGCAGAAATTAATATGGTGGCGTGTCTGACTGAGATTATGGCAAGGGGTAAGTTCAAATGATATGTGAAATCTTTGATAATCTACTGGAACCACATGTAGCAGAACTGATTGACATTGAGATTAGAAAAACTCATTGGAAGTATGATTATCACTCCAATCAAAAAATTGGTATTCAACCACATTGGCATGTTCTTTGTGGTCATGATGAGGAAGAGGTTCGGAATAATCAATATGACTTTCTTCTTCCTATCTGGGATGCTGCTGCATACAAACTCAAACTGAAAGATCGGTTTGATATTGTTGGGTGGAAACGTCTATACATGAACGCACACACGTTTGGTGTGGAACCACACATGCATACTGATGATGGTGACTTCACCATGATGTATTATCCTCGCATGGATTGGCAATCAGAATGGCTTGGTGGCACTGCTATTTGGGATGACGAAGGAAAGAACATTGCAGAATATTCCAACTATGTTGGTAATCGTCTTTTGATTTTCCCTGCAAGTAATAAACATCAAGCAATGCCTGTGTCTAAGTATTGTTATGAACTACGCAACGTTGTGGTGTTCAAACTTTATGTGGATGGTGCAAATGTCGATAGACTTGATTTCTACAAAGATTGACTTTCTGGAGTCGATTGGATGCGGTGAGACAATGCATAGTGGACGAACCCTTCTAGAACATTTGATTGGGACATACAAAATTCTAGATGAGGGGTTCGCTCCACTTCATGTTTGTGATGCTGGTCTATTTCATTCAGTCTATGGAACCGCGTATTTTAAACCCAAAACAATATCCCTAGATAATAGAGATATTGTGAAAGACATTATTGGTGAGGAAGCAGAGAACTTGGCATTCATGTTCTGTGTTATTCCATCTCCAAGATTTGATAATATTATGAGCCTCACAGATGAGAAGTTACGAGATGAACTTCTCATGATTGAGGATGCGAATAGGGAAGAACAGTTTTATGCCAGAGTTGAAGGACTATCTTAATGCCATTAATCACACGAAGGAAAAACTTCTAGACAGTGACGATGAGGATTGGGAGAAAAAATACCCGCCATTTGTTGTAAATAAGTGTGTCTATCCATTTCAAGACACAATCATGTTGGTGAATGAGATTAACCAACTACCACATCTTGATAAGAAACTACAGTTCGACTTTCTACTAAATAGTGTCAGGTCGAGGCGACGTTTTTCGCCTTGGTTGAAGGCGAATAAACTAGATAATCTAGAGGATGTAAAAGAGTATTACGGTTATAGTAACGAGAAAGCAAAGCAGGCTCTTGATATTCTAACGGATGAACAAATCGCCACCATAAAACAAAAATTAAATAAAGGTGGAATGAGAAAATGAGTGAAGAAGAAAATATTAATTGGACACAGGAGCAGATGCTTGAGGTTACTCTTAAGGAACCAGATGACTTTCTAAAGGTGCGTGAGACACTTTCCCGCATTGGTGTTGCTTCAAGAAAAGAACGAACACTATATCAGTCTTGTCATATACTGCACAAGCAGGGACGTTACTTCGTGACCCATTTCAAAGAATTATTTGCCCTCGATGGAAAACAAACAAGTATTGCAAGTAATGATATTGCAAGACGCAATACAATTGCTAATCTACTACAGGATTGGGGACTTGTAAATATTGTTGGTGAACTTGGTGAGACTGCACCTCTAAGTCAAATCAAAGTATTATCTTACAAAGAAAAGAATGAGTGGACTTTAGAGACTAGGTATTCGATTGGTAAAAAGCAAGATACTTGACAACATAATTACTGAATGATATACTCTTTACTATGAAATCTAAACTAACTACACCTCTAAGATATCCCGGCGGTAAGTCCAAATGGACAGACCTTCTCTATGAGTATCTTCCAGACATGAGGAACTACGAGGAATGGCGCGAACCATTTCTTGGTGGTGGTAGTTTTCCCATTGAGATTACGAAGCGTTATCCAGACATCCGTATCTGGGTAAATGATTTGTATCCTGCACTCTTTAACTTCTGGACTCAACTACAGAGCAGCGGCGCAGAGATGTCTGAACGTCTTCTAGAAATCAAAGACAGTTGTGTGAGTAGTGAAGTAGCCAAGACCACTCTTGGTGAACAGAAAGAAATCATCAACGATGATACAAGCAGTAAGTTTGATAAAGCAGTTGCATTCTACTATGCGAACAAAAACAGTTTCAGTGGTCTAACCGAGACAGGAACATTTTCTGAGTCTTCTCATGAAATGACTTTTACCAGAAATAACATAATGAAACTTGCATCGTTCCAAAAGTTGATACGCAACTGGAAGATTACAAACGAAGACTATAGTGTGTTGTTGGAAAAGTCCCCAAAGACTTTCGTGTATCTTGACCCACCCTATGAGTTGACAAAACAGAATGCAAACAACCTATATGGTAAGCGTGGGAGTATGCATGAAGGATTTGACCATGACCTTTTCGCAAAACACTGTAACGAGTCTGGTATGGACTGTATGATTAGTTACAATGCAGACCAATCTGTTAAAAACCGATTTGATGGTTGGGAACAGACAGAGTTAGATTGGACTTATACAATGAGAAGTGTAGGAGAATATATGGAGAAACAGAAAGACCGAAAAGAACTTTTGCTGCTGAACTATAAAGTTGAGCAGGGAAGCCTAGAGGCGTTTATTTAACGTCTATATAATAGTACCAAGAGAGATAACCGCTACTGCAATCATCTCTCTTTATTAAAGGCAATTATGCCAACAATATAGGAGAAGACCATGGCTACTAACGTAGTTGACATAATTCGTGATGACGAATCAAAACTATACATAGGTGAGCGTTTCGCTCCACAACCCCCAAAGTCAAAAGTTTCAGATCAGATGATTGATATCAGTCAGTATGGTGATCCCGGCCCAATCCGTGATCGTGCTGGTAACATTCTTGCAGATTTTCAATATCACAAGTTTTTAGACCTTAATGATATAGACACAGAAACGGAAGAGTTTGATCAGATTGGTATCAAACAGGGTGATAAAGTAGATGAAGAAATTGACAGAATGGTTGATTCTCTACGAATTAAGGGATGGTTGAAAGAAGATGAACTTCCATTTTTTGACGAAAATGACCTTCCTATTGAGGGAAGAGTTCGCACAAAGTCGATGAAGCGAAAGTCTTCAGATGTTCCTACCGTATACGGTGTTGACGCAAGATGGATGCCTGTTTCAGTTTTTAGGTGGAGAGAAGGTGTTACACTAAGACAGAAGAGGGCTCTTATAGAATCAAAAAACACTCGTCCTCCTCGCACCACACAAAATCGTAATACCTTTATTAATGCTGGTGCTTACCTCTGTTCGCAAGGGGAACTTGATCCGTATGATATAAAAGACGTAGACCGATACGTTAGATACGAATCTAGTGCTTCAGACGTATTCACCGATGATGGGGGAAACCTAGCAAAAATTGTTAATGGGATTATGAAACGTGGTCAATCATCAAAAAATGGTGTTTTGAATACAAAAACTCTTTCCAGAGCTGGTTGGGTGGAGAAGGTAACAAATGATGGATATAAGTTGGAGAATAAAAAACTTGTTCTTACCTCAGTTGATGAGGTAACTTATGCATATCGTGCTTTGACTGAGCACATTTTGCCTGCTATAAGACAAGATAAAAATCCTGTAAAGTTTATTCTTTATACAAACAAGGATGATGCTAATGAAGCAAAAGATGCAATGAATTCTTTTGTTGCGTTGATTGATCAGTTGTGGGAAGATGTTTTTGGTGGTGTTAATAAGATCACTAAGGCAAATTTCAATACATCAGATTTTGATAAACCGTATATTATTTTGGGTGCTGTGCCACAGGTAATTGGACGACATAATCTGGATAGTATTAAACTTATTCCAATCGACAAATATTAAGACTCTAATACTAATCGGTTATAAATAAGACAGAGTGGGGTTGCAACCCTTCTCTGTCTTTGTTATATGGATCAATCGGGAAGAATAAAAAAATGGGTATTACCGACTACGGCAAACAGTTACGGCGGAATAGGGTTCAACTAGAGAATCCTTTGGACAAAATCCAAAATTTCTTGCACGAAGCAAAGAAACCCCGTGGTGAGGAATTTGAGAATATCATCTGTGTTGCTTACAATATGAAATCTTTGGGTCAGAGCAAAGAACAAGCAATTAAGTCTGCTGACACTAAGTGGGACGATGAAAAATATAATGATTGGTTGGGTGTAGGGGATAAAATAGTACAAAATTCATTTCCTAGTCCATCAGGCACCATGAAACATTTTGGTTCTGGTAACGCTGAATTGAATCCAAAATGGAACTCTTATTTTATTCAAACTACAGGAAAACCCGCTGGACGCACTACAAAAACACCAAAAACCGACATGTACATTGGTGGACAACGTATTAGTCTTAAAAAATACGGTGGTTCCCAATTAATGTCTGGTGGACAGGCAGAAACGCTTGCTACTCTTGCCGCAGCATATGATAATCTCCCCGCAAAAACAAAATCATCTGCACTTGATAAATCTTGGAATGATCTGACTAAGAGAATTGAAAAGGATTTTATCAAGTTCAAATTGCCCGCTGGTAAACGAATTGGTGATTATAAATCAGCAATTAATGCTGGTGTTGATGATGACCTAACAAATTTTGTAAAAGATGCGTTAGAGAGACAAACTGAAATGACCAAGGCACTTCAAGATTTGTTATCTACTCCAGAGGTAAACAGAGAAGTTGTTCGTGAGGCTATGACAGGAAATCAAAAGTTTAAAGACCCATTACCAATCGCATCACATATCTTAAAATTTGATGAGGACGGTAAGTCAAATTATATTGAAATTGATAACAAGTATGTTGATTATGTTGCATCACAAACATCGTTCAACATATCATTTAAGACTGGCGGTACAGGTAAGGGTGCTTGGACTGCCACGAAAGCTATATTTAAAGAGGCGTATGAGTATGCACATAAGGAGTGTCTACAAGAGGCATTGTTCGATAGGGTAGTAAAGGGTGTTAAATCTGGTGTGAATTTCTTAAAGAACATAGTTAAAAAGATGTTAGACTTCATATGGAAAAAAGTTAAGTCATTACTTGTTTCCAGTATAGGTAAGGTGTTAGAAATATTAGGATTAAGAATTGACGTAACGAATGGCGATCCAAAGGTAAATTTCTGATGAAAAACTTTATTGATATCTACGAAAAGAGGGTAGATGTAATTCAACGCAAGAAGCAAGCAAGACGTATGGCAAAGTTGGCAAAGTCACCATCTTTTCAGTTGAAGAAAAAACGTGCATTGTTAAAGTTTAGAAGTGCAGATAAAATAGATGCCGCCGCAAGAAAAAAGACGATCCAAAGCTTCAGAGATCGCTTCTACCCACAGTATAATGAAATGTCACTTCAACAACGTTCGGTTGTGGA